CAGATGGGGCAGAACCTCATCTTCACGCCGCGGCCAGATTCGCGTTATACGGCGGCAGACCTTCAGGCGCTCGCCCGGTACCCACTCGCCAGGATGTGTATAGCGAACGTCATTGACACAATCTCCAGCCTGAAATGGAAGATTCAACTCCGAGCGCAGCCGGGAGAGGATAGGAAAGTTCGCGAGAGCAAGCAACTGAAGGACGACACGATCCTGAAGTTGACGGACTTCATGAGTTGCCCAGACTCTGAGCACGACTTCAAAGATTGGGTGCGGCCACTAATTGACGATATGCTCCGGATTGATGCTGGATGTTATTTGTTACGTCGCGCACCTGACGGGACTGTCTATGAATGGCGCGTCATGCAAGGAGCCTACATCACGCGGCTCGTGGACGCCAACGGCTACACCCCGATTGCGCCAGCCCCCGCCTATCAGCAATTGTGGGAGGGCGTACCCCGCATAAATTTAACGTCGGATCAGTTGATTTACAGACCGCGGAACATCGTATACGAAATAGGAAACGTCGCCTCTGCACTGTACGGACTATCGAATACCGAGGCGATCGCCGAAGAGTTGGAGATTGGCATCCAAAGAATGCGCTACGTCAAGGCGTTCTATAAGGACGGATCAATTCCCAATGTCCTGTGGGTTGTGCCGGCCGATGCGCAACCCGACACAGTAAAAGCGGCGATGGACCTTTTGAATTCAGACATGAGCGGGAACCTTGAGTCCCGCCGCATGTTCAGGTTCGCCCAAGGATTCAAAGGAGCGGACAGCCCAAAAGATGAACTCATCAAGCAGTTTGATGAGCCGAAACTGTCGGACGAATATGATGACCTTCACACGCGGCGAGTTTGCTTTGGATATGGCGTCAGTCCCCAACGACTGCTAAGGATACAAAATCGCGCCACCGCGACTACAAATCAGGAGGCTGCGGAGGAAGAAGGAATAGCACCGTCTCGAACTTGGGTTGAGGATTCAATCAACTTCGGGATTCAGAGGAAGATGGGGTTCCTTAACTACGAATTCAAATTCGACACTTCAACTGATCCAGATCCCGTCAAGCAAGCTGCAATGGATGAACAGGACCTAAGTGGAAAAATGACATTGAACGAGGTTCGTGTGCGCGGAGGTCTTGATCCCATCAATTCTCCAAATGCAGACAAGGTGGGCAAGTGGATCGCAACAGGATGGATGTCAATGGATCAGTTGCCCACTCCTGCCAATTCAGGCGAGGAAGGCAAGCCGGGCAAGAGCGGCGCTGGACAGGAATCAGAGCCAGGGCAGAATGGCAGCGAAGACGATGATGAACCTCCTCCGGCCGGAGGTAAAGGCAAGCATAAGCTGGCCAAGACGGCAGGCGCCCCTCCTGCGCTTCTTGAGCCCGCGCGGGACACGATAAGGTCTCGTGCTGCCAAAGCTGCCTTATTTGCGCACGTCTATCGCTTCTTCCATGCGGTCAAGTCCACGATGGTAATCGTTGACCCGCATACGCATGATGCCTCGCACAAGATGCACAAGGCCGATGAACCGGACGCAGCCACTCAGGAGCAGATTGAGCAGATCGTTGAAGCGGTCATGGCCGCGATTCCTTGGAAGTCTCTTCCTGATGCGATAGAGCCGGCAATATCCGACGCAGCTACGGAGGGAGTTGCGGTGGGGCTCGATCAGGTAGAACGCGCGATGCAGACGGGACCCTTGACGGTCTCCCTTTCCCCCACTCCCGTTCGCATCATGACGAGTTCCATGATTTCGGATGTAAACCAGGTCGCTATTGATTACGCGAAGAAGCGCAGTGCCGAACTAGTAGGCATGAAGTGGGTAGATGGTGATCTGGTCACAAATCCGAATGCGGCCATGGCCATCACCGACTCCACCAGGAACATGATTCGCCAAGCGATCACAGACGCATTCAGCCGCGAAGTTCCGTTCAATCAATTGGTGCAGACAATCCAGAACTCGGGAGCATTCTCGGAAGAACGGGCAAAGCTGATTGCGGATACGGAGATGAAGTTTGCACAGTCCCGCGGGAACCTTGAAGCGTGGAAGCGGTCAGGGGTCATCAAGTCTATTCGTTGGCTGGTGAGCGGTCTGCACTACGATTTGGATGAATGCGATCTAAATGTAGAGGCTGGTCCTATTCCGATTGGAGAAGCATTTCCAACGGGAGACGAAGCGCCTCCTGCCCATCCAAGATGCGGTTGTGTAGCGGCGCTTGCCGAGTTAAATCTTCCACAAAAGAAAGCAGCTTGAGATGCGGATTCGGTTTAACGAGGAAATCGGGACGATAACGATTGACGGAGTAGTGATCTCTGCCAACGTCCTGCTAGAACTCGTGAACCCGGACCGGCGGCTGCTCTTTCGCTTTGAGCGGAAGGATGGGAAAATCCAAGCAACTGCATTCTCAGAAGAGCAAGTCTTGTGGCTTGATCGACCATCAGAGGATGAAGCGCAGAACCAAACAGTTGAATTCGATGTGTTGAACGAAAGGGAGCAACCGTGAAGATATTTGGCAAGGTGTCGATCCTGATTTTCGCCGTTATCATGTCTGTCACTGTGAGTCACGCTCAGGTAACAGTGAGCGGAAGCAACGTGCAGGATGTTTCCGGGGTTCCCCTCTACAGCGGGCAGTGGTGCGCTGGAGCAACCTGCCTAACTGTTTCGAACGGAGCTTTTTCGGGATCAGTAACGGCCGGGACTTACACCGTCACTGTGGTCAACGCATCTTCCGTCACTATCCTGTCAGTTTCAGGCGTGGTCATCAGCGGAACATCCTACAACTGGAATCTCTACACGGTTCCGTACAACGTCACATTCTCCGGCAATGGACAACCTTATCTCGGTTGTCAATTGGCCGCAAAGTATACGCAAGGAGATTCAATTCCAAGCGGAGCTATCTGGTCATGTATCGCCCAAAACGGACAGCTCGTCTGGAAACGTCAAGGGCCACCGTCCCCAAGCGGGCCGGGACTCATTTCTGGTCTTGGAGTCCCAACCTTATCGGCTGTAGTGCCCACGATATTCATCCGTACCGATACTCCGCAGCAATACAGTCTTTCGGGTGCAACGGGGGCCATATCCTCCACATGGACGCTGATTTCGAACGGGACCATCAACTTAGCATCGCCGGGACCGATCGGTCAGACCACGCCTAATATCGCAGCGTTTACAAACTCGACTACTTCACAAGTCCCAGAAGCCAACGTTATGTCTCCGGCGTACGGCGCGAAAGGTGATTGCACGACGGATGACACTTCTGCTATTCAAGCAGCTTTCCCATCCACGTGCAGCGGTGATCTTGGCTACCCGGTATACTTCCCGCCGCCGCCGGGAGGATGTTACAAGATTTCAAACACAATCAACATCAACCCTACGTGCACACCACACGTGCGCGGCGATGGCTTCGTCAGCCAGATAGACCAAACGGCAGTGAACAAGCCGATATTCACCGTCGCCTGCGCCACGCAGTGCGAGGTGGGACCGTACACCATAGACCACCTTAACTTCGTGGAGGCCACCGGGACGACCAACGGCGCCGACGCCGTGCTGGTAACCGGCCCGTATCCGGCCAGCGGGGCGTGGAACGGGGACCACTTCTACCTCACGAACTCGCAGATAACCGGCTTCAAGAACGGGGTGCGCATAAACGGCTGGGCCAACAGCACGTTGGATTACGTGCATCGCGCCAACCCTTACACCACTGGCGCGGTAGCGGTCACCGCCGGATCCAGCACCAGCACGACCACGACGCTAACAGTAGCATCGGTTCCGGCGGGCGTTACCACCGGTTCGTCGGTGTGGGTGCTGGGGGCCGAGCCTGCGGGCTACAACAGTCCCATAGGCATAGAGAGCGGCTACTTCAGGACCGGAAGCGGAACCTATACTGGCGCTGCCGGCCAGACATGCGTGCTGTCCAACTTTGGCAACAATGGCGGCAATCTGACGTCCACGGCCACCGTCGCCCTCACCGGTACTAACACCATAGCCAACGGGACGCCTTTGGTCATCACCAATCCTGGCGTGGTGCTCGACGGCGGCTACTACAATGCCGTGCTATCCAGCGGGACTGCCACGTGCTCCGGGGTGGCCTTCGTGACGATAGACGTCGGTCCTGCGCCGTACACAGTGACCGCGGTCTCGGGCCTCAACATAACCATGAACAACGCGAACAATCCAGGCGCGTTCGTCTCATCCTCCGCCGCGCTTATGAGCGCACAGCCAGGCTACGGATTGGTGACCGAGGGGCCTTCTGGAAATTCGATGCACATAAGGTTGAACGAGGAGTGCTCTCCGGACACATTCCCTTACAACGCCGGAGCGGTGGCGCTCAACCAGGTGGGAATCGGCGTGAACATAGAAGAGGGAGACGTCGACGGATGCTACTCCGATCTCATGGCGAACAACGCCAACGGCGTGACGCTGATAATGGACGACATAGAAGGGTCCACCGGCCCGTGGGTGACGGACTGGGGAGGCGCCAACGTGATAGTTATATCGGATGGGGGAGCCCAGTCCTACGCGCCGCTCGCCAGCCCGTTCCAAGTCAACGGCGCCACCCTCACCATAATCGGAATGAATCCGCTTTCCGGCCTTTCCGCCCCGTTGGTGACGGCCAATCATTGTTACTATGTCCGCACCTACAGCCCGTTGGGCACTGGAGCGCTCACCAGTCCGGGAGAGAATGAGACCTGCCTGGAGACCTCACACGGCCAGGTAAGCATGCTAGGCACGTTGCCAGCGTACCCGACGAATTCTCCAGGAACTGTGCCGCCCGCTCCCACTACTTACGCACGCGGTGCGCTGGCGCTGGGCTTGGACTATACCGGGACCCTTGATGATCAACTGTATTTCTACAGGCAGCACACAGGCACCGTGATACGCGACACGCTGGTGCCGGCCACATCTCCGACCGTGTCTAATTTGACCGACACAGGAACTACTAATCTGGAAATCGTGGCTTCTGGCGCTTGGAACGGATCTCCGGTGGCCAACAACTATCTCGTTAATCCGTCGATGATGATAGGTGGCGTTTCATGCACCTTGGGCGGGTCATGTGCTCCTGGCGTCCTTACTGGAGGCTTCTTGAATGGGTTCAAGGAGTTGTGCACGGTAGGACAATCCACCGCGTTCGCGTGTCTTGGCAATGGTCTGGCGAATTTGACAGGCACTTCAGACTCGGCCACAACGCCCACAGCTACGGCGCCGATCATGCTGAAAGCCACATCAACGTCTGCGGCCGGCGCAAGCGCTGGCTGGGAGAGTTCATTCGCGACATTTTTCTCAGCGCAGCAACCCACCGCTACTTGGATGGTGGGATACTCCGCCACCAGTGACTACACCGCCAACGCGCGTATCTGGCTGGGATTGGCGCAGTACACGTGCACGCCCGCCACGTTGACGGCTTCCGACAACCCGGCGTGCAATTACGCGGCCATACGCTACTCCACTACGGCTCCGGACACCTACTATCAATGCGTGACCGGCAACGGTACGGCGCAGACGGTGACGCCAATAGGCACCACCGCGCCATCATTGACGCCCACCACGATGTCGGTGGGATGGAACGGGGCTGGCAATGTGGTGTGCACGGTGGGTTCCACTAGCGTGACGGTGTCCACCACGCTGCCGTTCGCCGGCAACGGCGATCAAGTGATATTTGCCAATACGTACCCCGGTGGCGGAGTGACGCACCTGGAATTGTACGGTTACCAAGGCGTGTCGGCCAACTCTCCATTCTGATAGCGAGAGAACCGAGGATTTTGTGGATTGTGCCACAATAAGTACGATTCAGTTAGTTCTAGGAAGGGAAACTACGATGAGACGGATTTTCAGCATCCTGGCAATGGCGGTCCTGGCATTGGCCTGTTCAACCGCATCGGCGACGAGTACAACCATCAGCGGGACCAACGTTTACTATCCCATCAGTTTCCCGCTCTCAACCGGTCAGTTCTGCTTCAACGGAGCCTGCGCCACTGTCACAAACGGCGTGTTCTCTGGCACGTTTACTGAAGGCACCGCAACTGTCACGTACACGGGGAACGGCGGGACTCCCGTTTATCTCACCATCCCGTCAGTGACGATCTCGACCACAACCTACAACTGGAACAACTTCGTTGTCTCGTCCAGCGCGTCAATCTCTGGAATGGGATCACCGACTATTCCCTGTGCGGCAGGAGCGTTATATACACAATTGGACTCGATTCCCACTCCGCAGTCCTGGGTATGCCAGTCGGTTGGAGGTATGTTCAATTGGGTCCCGGGCCAGCCATTGAACGTCAAGCCATCAGGACGATATAGCGGGACTGGTGCGCCGGGATTCATCTGCTATGCTCCTTGCCAATACACGCAGACCGATGCGATTCCGAACACTCAGTCCTTATGGCTACTGATTGCGGCTGCCCAATCCCCATCATCCAATTGGGTACAGCAAACCACGGCGGTCGCTGGCGGAACCCCATTCGTGGTTACGAGCGGTTGCGGGACAACGGGGGCGGTAGTTGGCGGCACTATGGCGGGATCGTTCACGGCTGGACAGACCTCCTGTGTCCCGGTCATCACGCCGGGATTCACCGCGCCGCATGGATTCAAGTGCGGGGGCAAGGACCTTACCACACCCGCCGACACGTTGAATCAGACAGCATCAAGCACGACTACCTGCACGCTATCAGGAACCGTGGTCAATGCAGACACAATCCTGATTGACATCACAGCGTTCTAAAGAGATTTCAATCGGGGCTGCGTCTTGTGCGCGGCCCCCTTCCTCTTCGTCAAAACTTTATTTTGCAGGATGTACCAGAAAGGTAAATACATGTCCGTTGGATGCCAGCACGGCCCACACAGCAATTGTGACAACTGCTCGGGAGTTCTTGGTGCCCGAGAGATGGCCCGCGAGACAGTTGAAGCTATTGCCGAAAAGCATGGTCAACCAGTGCAAGATGCTCCGGCCTACGTCACGCCTTCCTTGGAAGAGCAGAAGCGGATTATCCGAGACGAAACCGTTCCTGAGCCCATTCGCCGATTCTGGCGCCAGCGGCTCTACGGGACCGGCGGGACCGGAAGAAAGGGAGTCCAACAGGAAATGCTGAAGGCTCGGACGGTCATCGGTGGCCAGCACCGCAGAGAATCCGTAACCAAGGAACTTCATGGCAAGCAAAAGAAAGTCGCGCGGCGGCTCCTGCGCCAAGCGGCGAAGATCATGCAAGGCGGTACGCAACCCAACGGGACACGCATGGAAAATAGCAAAGATATTTCCTAAATCTTGCGCACAATCGCTAGAACCGTTATAGATAGCAACGTGAAACAGGACCTAAAGCCGGGCGAATTCCTGAAGGCCATCCCCATCGACAAGGTGGATGAGGCCAAGCAGGAAGCATGGGGAGTATTCACCGCCGAAGTTCCCGACTCCGACGATGAGATTGCCGACTACGAGTATCAAAAAGGTAAAGTCCAGTCCTGGTCCGATGATGCCAAGCAAAAAGCGCAGACGGCAGGACAGGAAACGACACTCGGAAACGTTCGTTTTTCCCACACTACGCTCGCCACAGGGAAGGTGATCGCCCTGAGCATGGACGATGCCGCCAAGCAAATCAAGGGCGGCGTCTACCTGATGAACGTCGGCGACACCAAGACCTGGGACATGGTCGCCAAGGGAATCTTGCAGGGATTCAGCTTTGGCGGTCGCTACGATTGGCGGAAATGTGCAGTATGCGGTCGGGACCTGCCTCTTGTTCAGGGCGACAACCTCTGCGACGGATGCGGCGGTCCTCAAACAGTGCGCTACGGCGCCACGATTGCCGAGCTGAGCGTCTGTGACCGGCCAGCAGTTCCAGTGGCAAACATCCTGCATATCAAGGCTGACGGCTCTTCAGTGCATCAGCCGGTCACGACGGAGGCGAGCGTGGAAAAGACGGATGAGAAGAAAACCAAGCGAGTAGCAGGCGAGGACTTGACCGCCGAGCATTTCGCCTACGTCGGTGACCCCGAAAAGACCCAGACTTGGAAGTTCCCGATTTCTGGATTCTCCTCTGAGGAAAAAACCAAGCGGCACATCAGAAATGCGCTCGCCAGATTCGATCAAGCGAAGGGCATTCCCGCCGACGAGAAGCCGAAGGTCAAGGCCAAGATCATCGCCGCAGCCAAGAAGTACGGCATTGAAGTCTCGGAGGAAGAGGAGAAGGGCGACAAGCCCGGCTTGGCTCGCAGTTTCGTTAAGGCTGAGGTCCAGCACATCAAGGAGAGCTTCGCGGAGAAGGCCACGGCCAACGGGATTACCCTGCGCAAGGACATGTACGACGTTGGGAATATGGCTGAACTTCTCCAACGAATTGCATGGTTGCGCTATAGTGCCATCCAAGAACGGGAATACGAGGGCGATGAGTCGGAGATTCCCGAGGAATTGGAAGAAAATCTGATCAGTCTCAGCGAAACCTTCCTGGCAATGGCGCAGGAAGAAACAGCGGAACTGGTAGCGGCCGCGAAAAAGGCCGGGAAGGTGACCACAATGGAAAAAGCAGTCGAACTCAGTCCCGAAGTCAGCGATCTTCTCACCGCCCACGTCGTTGACACAGCCGCCCACCATGAAGCCGCAGCCGAAGCTCACAAGGCGA